AAGGGGTTGTGTCCCTATACCAACACAGGAGGCCCGCCACAAGCGGGTCTTCTCATTTGTGTAGAACTGTAGTAAAATCAAGGCTCTAACACGCATGGGGATTGACGCTTATATGGGTTCATCCATGATTAGTCCCCAGCCGTGTTGGGTGTTAAGCCAGCATTCGAGGATGTTGACGCGCGACTTTTTCTGGCTTTCCATCGCGCCGCGTTGAAGACCAAATCGAACCCAGCAACCCCTAGCGAACTGAAAGCGAATCGAATACACTGATGGTATTGCATTCACTAAGGGAATAAGGGTCATGCCTGAAACTATCGCTAAAACCTCCAAGAAGGCTCGCACGCCCAAAACCAAGGGTAAGGTAGCGACGCCCGCAAAAAAACCCACCACGCCCGCAAATAAGCCCAAGATAGGCCGTCCATCTAAGTACGACCCTGAGATAACACGAATCATCTGTGAACAACTCAGTGAGGGAATACCTCTAAGACAGATATGCAGAGAGAACGATGGGTTCCCTGCATGGAGGACGGTATACGATTGGATGCAGAGGGATGATGCTTTAGGTTCTGCCGGCGTCGGTCTATCCGCATCCATCGCGCGCGCCCGTGACATCGGCTACGACGCACTGGCCGAGGAATGCCTCCAGATCGCAGACACGCCGCAGTTTGGCCAAAAGCAGGTGATGAGCGATGAGGGAGCGACCACGACCATTGAGGATATGCTGGGCCACCGCAAGTTGCAGATCGAGACCCGGCTCAAGTTGTTGGCCAAGTTCCACCCGACGAAGTACGGTGACCGCGTGGCCATCGAAGGGGTGAAGGACGGCGAGGCCATCAGAACAGAAGACGCGACCGCCTCGAAGTTCTTGGAGATCATCCGCAACATGGAGATGACCAAGCGTGCTGGCTGAGTTGCTCGATGACCAGACAGCGGCCGAGTTTGAGACTCTGACCGAACATAACCGACTCGCTTTTATTTCTCATGCTGAGTGGATAGCACGGGCGCACTCGTACCAGATCCCGCCCGACCTGCACATGGACTACACCATCTTCTTGATGTTGGCAGGACGTGGAGCAGGCAAGACCCGTAGTGCGGCCGAGGCTTTGTGGTGGTGGGCGTGGACTCACCCCAACACGATGAGCGTGGTGCTGGCACCTACATCTGGTGACTTGAAGTTCACCTGCTTTGAAGGTCAGTCCGGATTGCTGGCCTGCATCCCTAATGAGTTGATCCTTGACTACAACAAGCAAGACCACCTCATCAAGTTATCGAACGGCTCGAAGATTCGTGGTGTGTCCGCCGACTCATTCGACCGTCTTCGCGGTATCAACTCATCGTTCTGTTGGTGTGACGAGTTGGCCGCATTCAATTACCTTGGCCCCAACGAGGCGTGGGACAACATGATGCTGGGCTTGCGTATCAAGCCTGACCAGCAGGAGCATAGCCAGCCCCGGGTGATCGTGACCACAACCCCGCGCCCAAAGGATCTGATCATCGAGTTGGTGGGGCGCGAAGGTGATGACGTGGTTGTCTCCCGCGCCAGCACGTATGACAACGCAAAGAACCTTGACAAGGCGTTCCAAAAGCAACTCGAGTCCTACAAGGGCAGTAAGTTGTACCAGCAGGAGGTGCTTGGCGAGATCGTTGACCTCGAGGACGGCAAGGTGGTCAGTCGCGATATGTTCCGCCTGTGGCCGGCCAACAAGGAGTTCCCGCAGTTCGAGTACATCGTCCAGTCGTATGACTGTGCCTACACCGACAAGACCTACAACGACCCGACGGCCATGACCACGTGGGGCGTGTTCAAGCCCATGGACGGCCCGATGTCTGTTCTGCTCATCGATTGCTGGGCCGAGCATCTGACCTTCCCCCAACTCAAGCCGAAGGTGGTCGATGAGTGGCAGGTGTCCTATGGCGACGGCAAAAAGAAGAAACGCCCTGACCTGATCATCGTCGAGGCCAAGGCGTCTGGCCTATCTCTAGTGCAAGAGTTGCAGGCAATGCACCTGCCTGTGCGCGCATGGAACCCCGGCAACGCGGACAAGATGACCCGGCTCCAGATCACGGCATCCATCTTCACCACCGGGCGCGTCTGGCTACCTGAGTCCACCGTCCGCAAGGGCTACGTCAAGGACTGGTGTGAGGGGTTCCTATCGCAGATATGCTCATTCCCTGACTCGGCCCATGATGACTATGTCGATAGCGCGACGCAAGCGATTCGGTATTTGAAGGACATTGGATACCTCGACATCAACCCCGAACCACGATATGATGACGAGGATGATTACGTAGACGTACAACAAAGGCGCGTTAATCCATACGCGGTATAAACATGGCAGACTACAAACGTGTTGCATCGAAACTGACCAGCGCCCTTGTCAAGGCGGAACGAGAAGCCGACGCCGCAATGGCCGCAGAGAAGGCGGCCGATGAATCAAGCAAGATGGCCAAGATGCTGGAGTCCAAGACCCCACCGATGACCACACCGTCCGGCACTGGCCTGCCACTCCTGCCACGTAGCGCAGGGATGTATCCCAAGGACGTACCTCAAGTCGATCTCCCGCGCCAGCAAGGACGCGGCGGTAAGTTCACCCCACGTATGCAAGACCTCATCGACTCACGCTCGGCCAAGAGAAAGACCGACGAGTTGATCGACAAGGGTGGCTTGATGGGCATGAAGGAGTGGTATGGCACTGAGCCTTTGCGTCAAGCCGCAATGGATGTCATCAGCCCTGAGCAGTACGACCAGTTCATGGCACAGTTGGCCAGCGCCAGCCAGCGCAACCCGGTTGACCAGCAGAACAAGATGGGGTCATACCTCTGGCACTTGAGTCAGACCGGCCAGTTGCCTGATGATGCCTACCTGCTCACCAACAAGATTCGCAAGAACCCAAGCCTCGCGCCCGAAGGCACGCCGATTGCCCTGCCTGAAGGCTATGGCTCTCTGGCTCAGGGTGACATCTTCTCCCGTGGCAAGCGTATTGCCAGCGGCGACATCGAGGGCGCATTACCTCCGGACGCCAAACTTGGAACCTTCTACCGCAACCTGCAAGGCAACCTCAAGCCTGTGACCGTGGACGTCAACGCAGTGCGTGGCCCGGTGATCACCCATGGTGACCCACGCTGGCTCACGTCCAAGTTGGTCGAGAAAGACGAGAATGGCAACATCCTAAATTCATACAAGCCCCGCGAGATGCTCGACACCGGCGAGATGACTTTGCGTGAGGCCAAGCAACGCCCCGGATTCTGGGAGGCCGCGCCCTCTGGCTCTGAATATGCCGGCTTTGAGAAACTGTGGACGGACGCCGCCAAGCGTGCCGGTGTATCCCCAGCAGAGGCGCAGGCCATGGGCTGGTATGGATCAGCCGACGTGACCGCACTCAAGACCAAGCCTGAGTTGTACATCGAGAACCTTGAGCGCATGATTCGCCGCACCGCTGAAGAGTCTGGCCAGAACCCCACCACCGTCCTTGATCGCGTGCTGAAGGGTGAGGACTACCTCAAGAAGGATGGAGGCCGCATCAGCCTCAAGAAGGGCGGCAAGGTTGGTCTGGGTAAAGAGTTGGTGCAAGCGATTGCTAAGGTCGTGGCTCATCATCACCCCAAGGGCGTGATCATGGGCAAACTGGAGTTGGCATCAACCCATCCTCTAAAGATGGCTGAAGGTGGAAGTTCGTATCGTCTAGGCGCAAAAAAAATGGCTGGTGGTGGTTGGCTCAAGGCCGCCAAGGCAATTGAGAAGGCCGCACAAGAGGCCGGAATGGTCAAGCCTGTCGTGGCGCAAAAAGATTTAACAACCCTGCAAGACTTTCATACATCGCTTGGTGACGCAGTACGCCAGCGCGCAAAAGCCGCTCAAGATCAGATGGATTCTTGGAACTACAAATACCAGCCGGGGCAATACGTGTTCACTGAGCATGGGGCCAAGAACAACTTGCCTCCTCTTAAAATTTTGGACAAGTATCGCTCTGGCAATGACATCGTCCGTGAAGACCCTAGCAATTTATTGAGCAAGAAGGTAATCGACCCAGAGACTGGCAAGGCAATGCGTACACCGTATGAACCCGGTTACCGCGTCCGACGTGAGAACGGCGAAGACTGGTCAGAGTTCATCATTCCTGAATCTAAGATTATTGGCGATGTCGAGATGGCTGACGGTGGATCAACAACTGATAAAGCAAAACACATGGCTGAGATTCTTGCCCGTATGGCAAAGGATCAAGCAACCGAGGAGGTCAACTCTTTGGGAAAGCCCCGCGCGGCTACCGACCTGCTTAACAGAGGAGTAGTCGCGAACACATTGGGCGCGCCCGTTGACCTCATGAACATGGGCCTGCAAGGTGCAGAATGGGCCGCACAGAAAGCGACTGGCAAACCGATTCGGTTTACATCTGATACGCCTGTGGGTGGATCTGAATGGCTCAAAGATAAGATGAACGAGTACAACGTTACGTCCGGCGAAGAGCGCCCCATGATGGAGACGGGACTGTCGCTTGTAAGCCCAAGTGGTTTAATGAAAAGTTTTACTTCGGCGGGTAAAGCAGGTAAACTAGCCTCTTCAGTCAACGAGGCAAAGACGGTTATAGCCGGGACGCCAACAGGAGCGAAATATGTCACAGCACAAGAAGGCCCATTCTACCGAGTCCGGCCAACATCACTTGAATCAAGCGAGGCTCAAACGCGAGGAGTTAGAGAAGCGTCTGGGCCATACACTCAAGGGCCTGTCGGACAAGGATCAAGCGCAACTGGACAACGAGTTCCGAAACTCCATTCGGATGAGGAAGTGGCTGGGCTGATCAACAGTCCAAATAATGTGCCGCTGAACATTGCAAACAAATACACCAAGGAGCGACGCGGCACAGACTTCGCGTTACCCAATCTCCCAACCTCAAGCCTAGCCAAGCAGTCAGCCATTGGCCGCACTCACTTGGCCGCTGTTGAGGGTTCCCCTGAATACAAGAAGGCAGTCTTTGACGCCTACGGCCAACAGATGCCAGACGTCCTCGATCAGGCTGGTGCAAAGAACTACGACGACCTGATGGAGAAGGCGTACCGTCAGTTAGCCAAAGAGACCAGCGACCAGTTCGAGGCCCTACCAGTCAATACATCATTCCACCGTAACGGTGAAGGCAACTACAACGGCGCCCGTGAGATGGCTGGCGATGTCCATGGCAACAAGCACCTGTACGTATTCCAAGGCGGCGATCCGCACGACTTTCTCAATGGCGTCGATCCGCATACCGGCTTAAATGAGAACGAGAAGTTCCGCGCCGTCCACGACTTGTTTGGCCATGCCATCTACGGTAACGAGTTCGGCCCGGCAGGTGAAGAGAAAGCATGGGGCATCCACCAGCAAATGTATAGCCCGTTGGCCCGCTTGGCGATGACCCCCGAGACCCGTGGCCAAAACAGCGTGGTCAACTTCACGCCATTGAACGCGCAACTCAAATCCGAGGTGGCTAAGTTGCGTGAGTTGCAGATTGAGGCAAAGCGTCGTGGTGATACCCAAGGCTACAACATTGCAACCGAAGGCATCAAGGACGCATTCAACGGTTTCCAATACGCGCCCCAGAAGGCTGTGCTGTTGCCGCCTGAGTATCTTGACGTGAACTACAAGGGCGGTATGCCTGACTATGTCCGCAAGTTGATCACGCCGCAGAAAGGAACCGAAAGCCAATCGGTATTGACTCACTTCTCGCATGACCCCAACTTGACCATGACCGACCCAACCAAGTATGGCTCTGGCATCAAGGGCGCGGAGATGGAGCGACTGCAAGGCACAGACAATCCGGTTGTGCCGCGCACCTACTTCTATGCCGGCGAACCCGGATCTGTCGCGCCCGAACCCGGCCTTGGCGTTAACCGGTATCGAGCAGAGTCACCAGCCTTATACGACATCAATGAAGACCCGCTTGCACTCAAAATGCTGGCGCGAGAATCTAACCGAGTTCCACACACAGCGAAATACAATGCAGGTGTGACTCATTCCGAGCAAAATATGACCGACGTGGAGCGAATGATCCGCGAGTACGGCTACGAGGGTTACCTCAACAAGGAAGGAACGAAACCCGCCGCTGTTGTGTATGAACCCAAAGAAGTCGTCCGGCAAAAACAAGGTGGACTGGCAGGCGCCAGCCATTACAGATAAGGAGAATTTATGGCCACCGAAATGCCTATCGACCCCGAGTATGGTCGTCACGTTCCAGCAGTCACCGAAACCGATGATGGAGGCGCTGTTGTAGAGATGCCTGACGAAGAAGAGGGTGATGTCGAAGAATTGGCAGACGGTTCGGCCGTTGTCCATATGCCTGACCTCAAGGGGCCAGCAGAAGACGAAGACTTCTACAGCAACTTGGCAGAGTCGCTCAACCTCTATGACCTAGAGAAGACGACCATGCGCTACCTTGACATGATCGAGAAGGATCAGCAGGCACGCAGTGAGCGCGACAAGAAGTACGAAGAGGGCCTCAAGCGTACCGGTATGGGTGATGACGCGCCCGGCGGTGCTATGTTTTACGGCGCCAGCAAGGTGGTTCACCCTGTCATGGCCGAGGCTTGCGTGGACTTCGCATCCCGCGCCATTAAAGAATTGTTCCCACCAGATGGCCCAGTGCGTACCAAGATTTTGGGTGAAACTACCGACGAGAAGGTGGAGCGTGCAGAACGCAAGCGTGACTACACCAATTGGCAGTTGACCGAGCAGATCACCGAGTTCCGCGACGAGCAAGAGCAGATGCTCACGCAGTTGCCGATGGGTGGCTCGCAGTTCATCAAGATGTGGTACGACGAAAAGAAAAAGCGCCCATGCGCTGAGTTCGTCGGTATCGACAACATTCTCCTGCCGTTTTCATCGGTTAATTTCTACACCGCCCAGCGCGTAACCGAAGTCCAAGACATCACTGAGTTTGAGTACAAGCAACGTGTGGCTAGGGGTTTATACCGAGACATCAATTTAATCCGCGCCACCTCTGAACCAGAGATGAGCAAGGCTGAAAAGGCCAACGAAAAGATTGAAGGTAAGCAGTGGCAGGACAACGAAGACGGCTTACGCAAGGTCTATCACATCTATACGTGGCTTGACCTTGATGATGATGACCGTACAAAGGGAGAGACCGCGCCCTACATCATGATGATTGACTCGCTTGAGCATAAGTTGCTGGGCCTATACCGAAATTGGGAGGAAGGCGATGACACGCTTACGAAACTGGACTGGATTATCGAATTTAAGTTTATACCTTGGCGTGGCGCCTATGCTATTGGTCTGCCTCATCTCATTGGTGGTTTGTCTGCCGCTCTTACTGGCGCTTTGCGCGCTTTGCTTGATACCGCCCATGTTAACAATTCGCTTACTATGCTCAAACTCAAGGGGGCGAAAATCTCTGGGCAGAGTCAGCAAGTTGAAATTACACAAGTTACTGAGATCGAAGGCGCTCCGGGCGTTGATGATATACGCAAGATCGCGATGCCCATGCCGTTTAACCCACCCAGCCCAGTGCTGTTCGAGTTGCTCGGCTGGCTTGATGGAGCCGCCAAAGGCGTCGTAACCACCGCAGAAGAAAAGATTGCCGACGTAACATCAAACACCCCAGTGGGAACCACACAAGCCTTGATTGAGCAGGGTGCGGCAGTGTTCTCGGCAATCCACTCACGCCTGCATGATAGCCAGCGCCGCCTCATTGGCGTACTGGGCCGTATCAATCGCTGGTATTTGGACGATATGCGCAAGGGCGACGTGGTCGCAGACTTGCCTATCACCCGCGAAGACTTTGCTCGCAACAGCGACATCATCCCGGTATCTGACCCACACATCTTCAGCGAGACCCAACGCATTGCGCAGTTGCAGTCTGTGTTGCAGTTGAGTACCCAGTTCCCCGGCATGATCGATCCGCGCGCTGTCGTGAGTCGTATGCTTAAGCAATTGAAAGTTCCAGACATCAACGAACTCATGCCAAACAACAGCAAGCCTCAAGAGATCGACGCCGCAGACGAAAATGCGGCTATGGCTCTAGGCAAGCCAGCCTTTGCCTACCCACGCCAAGACCAACTAGCGCACATCCAAACACATCTTGCATTCGCTATGGATCCGGCGCTGGGTAGCAATCCTCTTATCGCTCAAGCGTACATCCCGCTGGCGCTGGAACACATCAAGCAACACATGATGTTGTGGTACACCAGCCAGATCAAGGGCTACGTCACCAGCGGTTCAAACATCAAACTGGACAAGTACGAGAACAACAAACTGGCGGCAGACATCGACAAAGCCATCGCCATGGCCTCAGAACACGTCAAGATGGACACATCGCAGGTATTTGAGGGGGTTATACCCGCCCTGCAACAGATGGGCCAGATTGCCGCTCAATTCAAGCCACAGCCACCAATGGATGGCGAGGCACAGGCAGTATTGCAGGCGTCCATGGCCGAGACACAACGTCGTGCCGCCGCAGATCAAGCCAAGAATGCTATTGATCAGGCGCGTTTGGCGGCAGACAATGCCAACGACGCGGCCAGATTACAGGCAGATCAGGCTATGAATGCAGAAAACAATCTCACCGCCGAGCGCATGAAAACTGCGCAGTTGACGGTAGATCAGTTAAAACTGCAAAAAGAGCAGGAGCAAACCGCACTTGCGGCCAACAATCGTGTGCAATCTAACCTAAGGAGTTAATCATGGATAAAGAAGTCAAAGAATTACAAAGCGAAGATGTTCGATACAAGACCCGCATGGCGGCGGGCGCGTGGCTGAACGGCGAACAAATGAAAGAGGAATCTAAAGCGACCATGCCATTGGCCAACAGCGACCACGGTGATTTCACCAAGTCCTCTATTGAAAAATCCAACGCATGAAGTTGATTTCCGACATGATTTCCTCTGTAAAAGAGGAGCAGGCGCGGATAAGTCAGGCATTGACCGACGGTAACGTCATCAATTTCGAGACCTATCAGCGCCTTGTCGGCCAACATCAAGGGTTGGAGAAGTCTTTAGAGATTCTCAACGATCTTTTGAAAGAAGATGACAATGACAGATAGCACGGTAGCGGGTAATGCCGCTGAAATTATGGAGGCTTTTCCTCCTGTAGACCCCGGTGCAATTCCATTAGGCGCGCGTGTACTTGTACAAATGCGTTTAGCCAAGAAAAAAATGACTGAATCCGGGATTATTTTGCCTGAAGAGACACGAGACACCGAGCGGGCGCAAAACCCAATCGGTAAGGTAGTGGCCATCGGCCCATTGGCGTTCAAGAAACGCGACTCAATGGAGCCATGGGTTGAGGGCAGTTGGTGTGAAGTTGGCGACTTCCTCCGCGTACCTAAATGGACTGGCGACCGCTGGACTGTTCGGCACGGTGAGGACGAGCAAGTGGAGTTCATGATCATGAATGACCACGAAGTAATCGCCAGAGTCACTGGTAATCCACTTGAGGTGAGGGCATTTGTATGAGTACAGATCAAGCCGTAGCAGAAAATCAAGAAGTGATGGTGATTCAGGAGGCGGCAGATGGCGGCGCAGTCGTTGATTTGCCAAATAGCATCCCATCCCCGCAGGTATCAGCCGGCGAGGGTGAAGATGCCGATGATGATGCCGCACAACGGGCAGAAATAGCCGCCACAGGGTCAGTTGATCCCGAAATGGAGGCTATGCGCGAGGTAAAACGTCAAAAACGTCGCGCCCGCAAGGAGTATCACAAGAAGGTTGAGTTGGATAAAGACCACAAGTTGAACCATCTTCAGCGTAAAAACCAAGAACTTCTTGAGCGACTCTCTGCTTTAGAGAAAAGGGCGCATGGTTCCGATATTGCTCGCATCAATAAGGCAATTGAAGACCAAGAGTCCCGTATTACTTTTGCAAAACAGAAGATTGCCGAGGCAACAGCCACAGGCGACGGTAATTTGCTCACGAATGCACAGGAAATGTGGTTCGAGGCACGCCGTAGCCATGAGGCATTGAATGCTCTCAAGCAAAAATCTACTGCACCGCAACGTCAACAGACAATTCAGGCTCCAGACCCCATGCTCCAGCGTCACGCTAGTGCATGGATGAGTGAAAACCCATGGTATGACGCCAATGGGCAGGATGCCGACTCAAGAGTTGCATTAACGATTGATCAAGGGCTTGCTGATGAAGGCTGGAACCCAAAAACAGCCGAATATTGGGAAGAATTAGATAATCGCTTGCAAAAATATCTACCACACCGTTATACTGAGGAGGTAGACGAGAGACCATCTCAACGATCTAGACCAAGGAATGTTGTGACAAGTTCTGGCCGCGAAACAGCGTCGAGTAGTAGACAAGGAGGCAACTCCTTTACCCTTTCCCCTGATCAGGTAAGGGCTATGAAAGATGCGGGTATGTGGGACGACGCAGACAAGCGGGCGAAGATGATTCGCCGATACGCCTTAGAGGCACGACAAAATGGAAATAGGAGTTGAAAATGGACACACGTTTGAAAAAAAATCTATCTGCTGGTGGACGCGAAAATCGCGCGAGTCTTGATACAGTTCGAGAGGCACCTGAGGATAAGTTCGTATCGGCTGAAGAGCGTCGAAAGATGTGGAAGGACGAATGGACACAAAGCGCATTACCCAATGTACCTGAGTTAAAGGGTTTTCACCTTTGCTGGTTATCAACAACCTCTAGTTACGACAGTATTGATAAGCGTATGAGACTTGGATACAAGCCTGTGAAAGCAGACGAGTTCCCCGGGTTCGAAAATTGGCGCGTAAAGGCTGGCGAACATGAAGGGTTTGTAGCGTGTAATGAAATGTTGCTGTTCAAGATTCCGATGGATCACTATCAGGAAATCATGGCGCACTTTCACCACGACCAACCTCTGGATGAGGCGAATAAGATTCGCTTACAGGCAGAGCAGGCCGCTGGCGCACGCGACAGGAACGGGAGAAATCTCGCTCAAGTTGAAGGCGAAGGATTGGGTGAGATTGACAAACCAATGCCTGCTCCGCATTTTGCTGGGTAGGTTAGTTAATTAACTAAGGAGCAAGACTATGTCTTCAACAAACGCTCCGTTTGGCTTGCGCCCCTCATTCCATCCAACTGGATTGGATCGTGCAGTGGCACTTGCGAACGGTATCGCATCAGGCTATAGCACTGGCATTTTAAAAGGCCAGCCTGTAGCACTCAACACGAGCGGAAACATCATTACCGCGACCGCAGGTAGCGCCTATCAAGGTGCATTTGCTGGTCACGAGTACACCGATTTATCCGGTCGCCGTCAAATCAGCAATCAGTGGATCGCTAACACAGCGTATCAAACCGGTTCTGAGGTAACTTATTACTACTCTGATCCTAATATTGTTTACGATATTCAGTGTGATGGTAGCCTTGCACAAACCTCAATTGGTGATCAAGCAAACTTTACAAACTTGTCGGCTGGTTCTACCACCACAGGTTTGTCTCAATGCACGATCTCTTCGAGTTTAGTGGGTTCTGGTAACGTGGGTGATCTACGCATTATCGGTTTGTCTAACGGCGTTGATAACGCATGGGGCGATGCATATACGGTGGTACAGGTTCAAGTATCCCGTAGCCAGTATGTCGCCACTATCAACGCATTCTAAGGGAGACTAAAAAATGGCCGCTCCAATGCGCAGTACGGACTTTAGATCAATCGTTGAGCCGATCCTCAATGAATGTTTCGATGGAGTCTATGACCAACGTACCGATGAATGGTCACGAGTTTTCCGTGAACAAGAAGGTATTCCACGTAACTACCACGAAGAACCAGTCCTTTATGGATTTGGCGCCGCACCACAACTCCCTGATGGCACACCAGTGACCTATCAACAGGGTGGTGTTCTCTTCTTGCAACGCTATGTATACAACGTGTTTGGCTTGGCCTTCGCGTTGACCAAAGTGTTGGTTGAAGACGGTGACCACATCCGCATCGGTCAGGTTTATGCTCGCCACTTGGCTCAGTCTCTTATTGAGACCAAAGAGACATTGGCCGCTAACGTGCTAAACCGCGCTTTCAACAGCGCATACCCCGGTGGTGATGGTGTTCAATTGAACTCCGCTTCTCACCCAATCGTAAACGGCACAGTAAGCAACTTGCTCGCGACTTCCGCTAACTTGTCTCAAACCTCTCTCGAACAGATGTTGATCCAAATCCGTCAGGCTGTGGACAACAACGGTAAGAAGATTCGTTTGGTTCCACGCCAATTGGTTGTGGCTCCGGGCAACATCTTCCAAGCCGAAGTTCTGTTGAAGAGCGTGTTGCGTACTGGTACAGGCAACAACGACGTTAACCCAATCAAGTCTATTGGCTTGCTTGACGAAGGCGCCGCTGTATTGTCACGTTTGACCAGTTCGACAGCATGGTGGGTTCAGACAGATGCCCCAGAAGGCATGAAACTCTTGATGCGTCGTAAACTTGAAAAGACCATGGAAGGCGATTTTGAAACCGATTCCATGCGCTACAAGGCTACTGAGCGTTACCAAGTTGGTTTCACCGACTGGCGTGCAATGTACGGTACTCCCGGCGTGTAAGCAACAAGGGGTTGGGATAAAACCCAGCCCCTATTTTTTTAATTTGTATTTGTCAAACTTTTCAAGGAGCAGACAAAATGCCTCAATATTCTGATGACCTATTTTTAGGCCCAGCACAGACCTTTATGGGTACTGGTCTTAACCAGTCCGAATCTGTTTTTGCTGGTTCAATAACAACAACCACACTTAACGTCACATCGATGTTGTCGGGTGATCCAATTCAATTGGGTCAATATGTAAGCGGCACTGGTATTACTACTGGCTCTTACATCACCGCTTTCGGTACTGGCTCTGGTGGTATTGGTACTTACACCGTAAGCGCATCTTCAAGCGCTACTGGTGCAATCACAATCTATGCGTCTGGTGATGCCTATTTGGGCGACCCTGCACCTATGGATTTGGGTGTTGGCCCTCTTGGACGTGTTTATGTGTGGGATTGCATTCCACAAACTTTGCAAACTGCAAACATCGCCGCATCACAAACTGCATCAGCGTCAGGCGCAGTGACATTGACCGCAGGTACTTCTGCTAAGTCTGTGATCAATGCCTCTGGTGTGACTGTGATCCAGTTGAACACCCCACGCGCATTGCAGATCAACACATCCACAACTGCTCGCACAATCACCATCAGCGGCTACGATTACTTCGGCCAGCCAATGACTGAGGCGATCACTGTTGCTACTGCTGGTACGGCTAAGTCTGGTAAGAAAGCGTTTTACCAAATTGCTAGTGCAACCATCAACGGTTCTGCAACAGCGGTGACTATTGGTACAACCGATATTCTTGGTTTGCCAGTTCGTGCAATTGATGCAGGCTACGTGGTTAAAGTTGGTTGGAATAACACATTGGCTCAAGACGCCGGCACTTTTGTTGCCGCTGATATGACCACTCCAGCAACTTCAACTACTGGCGACGTTCGCGGTACATACACCCCATCATCGGCTTCAGACGGTATCAAGCGTTTGGTTATGGCTATTGCTATCCCAGCAATCGGTTGTGGCCCTAATGCTACCCGCGTTGGCGCTCTTGGTGTAACCCAAGCCTAATAGGAGACCGACATGGGACAATTCAAACCAATGATCAAGATGGAAACAACTGAGCCATCTATTGAGTTAAAACTCAAAAAAGGCGGTCACGCCACTCATAAAGCCATGAAAAAGGGCGGAAAAGCAGAACACGGTCACAAGAAAATGGCTGACGGCGGTGCTTTGGCCGCTTTGGCTGGAACTCCTGCATTGATCGGTCGTCCTGCTGTTAACGCTCCTGTTCAAGCCCCCGGCAAGCCTTCTATGATGGCTCGTCGTAAGGCAATGATGGCGGCTCCTGCGGCTCCTGTAATGGGCGGTCGCATGAAAGAGGGCGGTAAGGCTGAAGGCGGCATGGAATCCAAGGCCGATGAGCGCAAAGAAGACAAGATGGATATGTCGAAAGACAAAGCCATGATCAAAAAGGCTTTCAAAGAGCATGATGCTCAAGAGCATAAAGGTGGCAAAGGTACGCACCTGAATCTCAAAAAGGGCGGCAAAACCAAGAAGATGGCTACCGGTGGTGTGGCTCTATCTAACGGTGGTGGCTATCGTAAAGGTGGCTCTGTTGCTGATGACATTCCTGAAGAGGAAACATCTGGCAAGTACGACACTACGATAGTTCATCAAGCGAGCAAGCGCAATCCTAAAGTTGGTACTGGCGGCGTCAAAGACGGCAACGGTGGTGGCTTTAAAAAGGGTGGCAAAGTTGGCGCGCAGATCCCTGAAGAAGAGTCATACGGTAACTATGACAAGACCTTGGTTCACCAAGCAAGCAAGCGTAATCCTCGTGTAGGAACAGAGGCTGTTAAAGACTCCAATGCTGGCGGCTACAAAAAAGGCGGTGCTACAAAAAAGCATTTTGCTACGGGGGGAGCAGTAAATAACGCTGGTCGCGCCGTAGCAATGCCTCAAGGTAGCAAGAAGGCTCCAACGCCTGTCATGATCTCCCAGTTGTCTGGAACGTATCGCACTGGTGGCAAGGTAACTCGCCCCGAGGCGGCGCTGTTGAAGGTCAACAAAGAGGAAAACTCTGCGAGCATGAAAGCGGCAAAGAAGTATTCAGTGGATCCTGATCCTATGATTCTTCCTGCCAGCAGAATGAAACGCGGTGGTCGTTGTTAAAAAATAAGGTAGGGGCTTCGGCCCCTGCTTTTAATTGGAGATTGAAACATGGGAACTTATTCTTCCGCGACGAGACAAGGCGCGTATGAACCGTTTGATTTACAAGTAAGTCGTGGTCAGGTAGATGGACACACGCCGATACAAATTTTTGGCTACAGTGCGGCAGTTGGTTCTACTGCATTTGGCCCATTGTGGGAAGGGTTGACTTCATCTGGAGGTACTTATGCGTATCCAAGTTCAGCCGCCCAATTGGTGTTAGTAAGCGATTCTGGGTCAGATACTTCCGCATTAAGCGTGAAAATTGATGGTTTGGATGCAAACTATGCTCCATTGAGTGAAACGATTGCAATGAATGGCACGACGAACGTGACCACCATCAATTCGTTTTTGCGAATCAATTTGATTTCCACGACCAATGGTGTAAACGTAGGAAACATTACAGCAAAAATTAGCACCACAACCTATGCCAAGATTGTTGCTGGTATTGGTCAGACGCAGATGTCAATTTATACTGTTCCTGCTGGATATACGTTCTATTTGGATGCAGTTCAAGGCAATGCAAATATTTTGTTTACGGCATCAAATTACATATTATTTGCTGAGTACAACAAGTACAACATAACTGGTGAAGTGAATTTGTTGAGCCAATCTACGTTTGTTCAATATTTCACACAAGCAAACAAAAATCCAATTGCTCACCCAGAAAAAACTGACATTCAGTTTCAAGTCAAAGCATTTACAGGGACAACAAACATAGCATCTTTGTATTCAAGCGGTGTTTTAATTAAAAACCCTGACTAATCATGCCAAGTAAGTCTCCTGCTCAACATCGTTTGATGGAGGCCGTGGCTCATAGCCCAGCCTTTGCTAAAAAAGTAGGTATTCCAACTAAGGTAGGAAAGGATTTTGCAAATGCAGATAAAAAGCAAAGTTTTAAGTCTGGTGGACTTTATGAAAACATTCATAAAAAGCAAGAAAGAATCGCTGAAGGTTCTGGTGAGCGTATGCGCAAGCCGGGTTCAAAAGGCGCTCCAACTGCTGAGGCTTTTCGTCAGTCGGCTAAGACCGCAAAAATGAAAGAAGGCGGCCCTAGTTTGGCTGTTGGCCGTGGTGAAAAATTATCAACAAAAGCAGGCGCAGGGCTTACAGAAAAAGGTCGCGAGAAGTACAATAGAGAGACAGGAAGTCATTTAAAAGCACCGCAACCTCAAGGTGGATCTCGTAAAGATTCTTTTTGCGCGCGGATGTCTGGCGTAGTAGAACACTCAAAAGGAGATGCACCAAGGGCAAAGGCATCATTAAAACGCTGGAATTGCCCCGGGTGGTAAATGTATGGCTTATTCAGGATCAGTTGGCAATACAGTCATCAGCATTCAAACTCTGATTGATCATGGCGCACGTCGTTGCGGCAAACTCGCTGAAGAGTTGACAGACGAAGAAGTCCTGTCCGCTAGACAGTCCCTGTTCTTTTTCCTGACAAGCCTTTCCAATATCGGTATCAACTACTGGGCCATCAACAAAATTGTTGTTGGTTTGAATGCCGACAATTATCAATATTTTTTGCCTGCGGGTACGATTGATGTGCTGAATGTGCTGTATCGCACAATGACTCAGCCCTCTGGCTCCTATACATCCTCAGCGGGAGGGGTAACAGCCAACGTCTATGATGACAATCCTCAAACTTATTGTGTGCAGTCTTCACCGAATGGGAATATCGCCGTCAATTATGGGACAAATAACCCGATCTATATTGGCTCTATTGGCATTCTTCCTTACGTGGCTGGCGGTGGATCTGCTACTTGGAATTATGTATACGAGTATTCATATGACAATGCCACGTGGACTACTCTCTATACAGCAACCAATCAAACAGTTACAGATAACACATGGGTATGGCAAGACATCAACCCCGGTGCTAACGTCCCTTACTACAGAATGCGCGCAACCGGTGGCACGACTCTGTCCTTGCGCGAACTCTACTTCGGAAACAATTCGCGCGAATTGCAGATGTCTCGCTTAAACCGCGACGACTATACAAATCTGCCAAACAAACAGTTCACTGCGAACCAGCCGTTCCAGTTTTATTTTGAGCGCACTATTCCTCAGCCAAATGTCGTGCTGTGGCCAACGCCGTCTGACACTTTTGTGCAGATGACGATCTGGTACTCACGTCAGGTGATGGACATCACTTCTTTGAGTCAAGAACTAGAAGTGCCACAACGCTGGTATGAGGCTGTGGTGATGAATCTGGCTCACCGTATGAGCCTTGAGTTGCCTCAGGTTGATTTGGCTCGTATTCAGTACCTTGAGAAAATGGCTATGCAGTATCTCAATGAGGCAGAGCAAGAAGAGCGCGACAAATCACCAATCTACTGGGCGCCGAATATTTCGGTGTACACAAGATAATGCCAGTCTGGCTCGACACTCGCGGTTTATCGTCTCTGGCGATAGCGGTCTGCGACCGTTGCAAGATGAAAAGATCCTTTGTCAGCCTCGGCCCAGATCCAAACTTCCCCGGTCTTCGGGTATGCGACCAAGGTTGCAGGGATAACTTTGACCCTTGGAGATTGCCTGCTCGAAAAACTGAACGTATCAATCTTCGGTTCCCACGTCCTGATGTGAGTGTTGCCGCAAACGACAACTTCCTGATGACGGGTAGCCAGTCCATGGACGGGTCAAGTCAGTTCCAGATTTCAACGGAGCAAAACACTCAGACTCCAACGAATACCGGAAACGAAGACACGATTGCTCCTAACCCTCCAGACAATACGAGTACATAATGTCAGCACAAGTCTCCATTACCCAACTCCCAGCCGCCGGTACTATTACAGGTACTGAGGCGGTTCCAATCGTCCAAAACGGGGTCACTGTACGCACGACTACGGGCGCGATTGCCGCCGCCCCAAGTCAAACGCAGACCTTTTTAACGGTCAATCAAGAGCCAACACTGCCAAATAGCCGTTATGTCGGCGTGACAAATGGTCTAACTATCACTGACGGTGGCGCTCAGGGCCTCTTTAATATCGGCACCACAGGCGCTTTATTGTCTTTGGTGAACTCAGGTACTGGCTTTCAGGTAAAAACGTCTTCTACGGCCATTGCGGCGCGTTCTATAGCGGTTGCAAACTCTGGTTTAGGTATTACAAATGGTGATGGCATTGCTGGAAACCCAACAATTTCGCTTTCCGGGCCTGTTTTAAACCTTGCAAATGCCAGTTTTAACGGTTTTATGGTCTTAAAGACCGATGGATCGATCACCAGCACAACTTTGGTTGGCCAAACCAATCAAATTGGCATCACAAACCCTACCGGTGTTGGTAATCCAGTCATTTCAATTGCTGATAACCCAATAATTCCCGGTACTGGGTCAATGTTGATCCCATCCGGCACAACATCTCAGCAACCTTCTGCCCCGCAAGTGGGTATGTTCCGTTACGACACCACTTTTGGCGCGTTCTATGGCTATTCTGGCGGCTCATGGAGGCAGTTCTCGCTGTCTGGCGGCGTAACTGAGATTGATACCGGTACAGGCTTAACTGGCGGCCCTATTTTTGGTACTGGTACGATTTCAATTGCCAATACTACTGTGACTGCCGGGTCTTATGGCTCTACAACACAGGTCGGAACCTTCACAGTTAATGCGCAAGGGCAGTTGACTACGGCCGCAAGTGTCAATATTAGTGCCTCCGCTATTGGCGCGGTGACCACAATCAATGGTACAGCAAACGAAATAACTTCAACAGGAACGACGACTGTCACCCTGTCTTTGCCAACTGCTTTGACGTTTACCGGAAAAACAATCACTGGCGGTGGTTTTACTGGCGGCACAATCAATAACACCCCAATTGGCGGCTCTACCGCCAGTACCGGTGCTTTTACTACATTGACCGCGTCTGTAAGTGCTAGTGTGGCCGGTGACACCGTTACAACCAATACAGCGACCCAAACATTGACAAACAAGTCAATGAGTGGCTCTAGCAACACGTTTACCAATATCCCTAACTCGGCTCTGGTCAACAGTTCTATTACGCTGGGAACAACCAACATTGCCCTTGGCGGCACTTCTTTGGCCCCTGTTGGCTTGACTTCTGTCACAGTTACGCAAAACCCAACAACTGGTTTGCAGTTGGCCACCAAGTCTTATGTAGATAACGCTTTGGCGGCCGGTATTGATGTTCACACCGCAGTGGTAGATGACTCTGATACCAACCTTGCATCTACCTATGTAACCGGTGGAACGACTCCAACTTGGACGACCATCACTACAAACAACACATTGACGACTGGTTCTGCTCATGGACTGTCTCAATGGGACGTAATTGTCTTTGGATCAACTACAAACGGGTTGACCGCAGGTACAGCGTATTTTGTTGAGAGCATTGTCTCTACAACTGCAATCACTTTGTCGTTGGCATATGAAGGCGCTCAAATCACTTCGTTGACCAATGGATCAGGGTTATCCATTACGTCTCGTGCCAATTCCGGTGTGGGCGCAACATTGACATCGACCACAAACGGCCCGCTGGTTCTTGAAGGTTACACCGCTGTATTGAATGACCGAATTTTGGTTCTTGGCCAAACTTCTGCGTTTCAAAACGGTTGCTACTACGTAACTCAAGTAGGCGTGGCATCTGTATCCCCATGGATATTGACTCGATCTACTGATGCAAACAAGTATCTGCCTAATGGCGGCCCTAACTACCTAGATCAAGGTGCTTACTTCCTTGTCACTGGTGGCGGTGATTCTGGTGAGGCGTATATATGTAGCAACATAGGCACAATCGTATTTGGTACAACAAACATTACTTTTGGCTTGTTTAGTCTAGTTCAAAACTACACCGCAGGCACTGGATTAAGCCTTTCTGGATCAAACGTATTTAGCATCAGCAATACCGCTGTAACCGCTGGATCATACGGTTCTGCAACTCAAGTTGGTACATTTACTGTCAACGCTCAAGGTCAACTGACTTTGGCCGGCAACACGACCGTGACCCCAGCCGTTGGGTCGATTACTGGTCTAGGTACGGGTGTAGCCACTGCTTTGGGCGTAAATACTGGTTCTGCTGGTGCTTTTGCGATCTTGGGTAACGCCGCATCGTTCTCGACGATTTCAGCCTCTGGCGTGATCACTTCGACCGTTGCGACAGGCACTGCACCGTTCACGGTGGCATCAACAACTCAGGTGGCAAATTTGAATGCGGCAAGCGCAGGAAATGCCACAAACACTGGCATCACACTGGCTTCCACAGGTGCAACAAATTACTTAACTTTTGTCACTGCTACTAGTGGAAATCTGCCGCAATTGGTAAACTCAACGATAACTTGCAATGCCGCAACTGGTGCGATTACAGGTGGCATTACCGGAGGAACATTCTAATGTCAGCAACAGGCTATACACCGATTCAGATTTACTACAGTACGACTGCCTCGGCCGTCCCTGTAAACACGAACCTTGCAAATGGCGAGTTGGCAATCAACATCAACGACGGCAAACTGTATTACAAGGATTCTGGCGGTACTGTGCGCTTGTTGGCATCGAATGCAACATCTTCACCTGTTCTGTCGTTCCAGACCTCCTTGGGAGGTTTGACGCCTTCTACAGCCACAACTGGCGTGGTGACCCTTGCGGGTACTTTGAACACCTCTTCTGGCGGTACAGGACTGACTACATACACCGCTGGTGACTTGTCTTACTACGCTTCTGGTACTGCTCTATCCAAGTTGGGTATTGGAACTGCTGGCTACTTCCTATCGTCTTCTGGCTCTGCTCCACAGTGGTCTCAGACCTTGGGTGTGGCAAACGGCGGTACAGGACTCAACACACTTACGACAGGCTACATTCCGTACGGCAATGGCACTTCTGCTTTTGGTGGTTCTGCAAACCACTTCTGGGACTCTACAAACAACCGCTTGGGTATTGGAACTTCATCCCCAGCCGTAACGGTGTCAATTTCCGCAACTGATGCGATTTTGATTCCCAACGGTACAACTGCACAGCGTCCAACAGGCGCGGCAGGTTACTTGCGATTCAACAGTTCAACGACTCAATTTGAAGGCTACAACGGCACGACTTGGGCATCTGTGGGTGGCGCGGCGATTACCAACGACACCACGACTGCATCGGCCCTGTACCCATTGTTTGCCAACGCAACGACTGGCACTGCGCTGACAATCTACACATCTAACGCAAAGATGCTGTACACCCCAAGCAATGGTGAATTCCAGTCTGCTGAGTTGTACGCCAACAATGGTGTACTTACCCATGCAAATCAAGTTTCTACAAGTTATACCGTACCAACGAATGCAAATGTGATTACTGTTGGCCCTTGGACAGTTGCGTCTGGCGCTACTTTCACTCTGCCTTCTGGTAGCCGTCAAGTTCTTCTGTAAGGATAAAAAATGTCAACGATACGCGCAGGAACAACTACTACTACCGCCCTTCAAACGACTGGCGACACTTCTGGCAATATTGTTTTGCAACCAGATTCTGGCGTTGCATCTATCAGTGCAACTGGCGCTTTGACTATGCCTGTTGGAACTACGGCACAACGCCCAGCATCTCCTGCAACTGGAATGATTCGACAAAACTCTACTACTGGCGTTCCAGAGTGGTATGACTCTGTGTCAGGTTCTTGGGTTAATTTTTCAGACGGGCCTCCTTACTCTGTTCAGTATGTTGTTGTTGCTGGCGGTGGCGGTGGCGGTGGTACTGCAGGTGGGGGTGGTGCTGGCGGGTATCGTTCATCTGTAACTGGGGAGTCTTCAGGTGGAGGTGCGTCAGCGGAAAGCCCAATCAATGTTAATTCTGGTGTAATTTATACGGTGACAGTTGGTGCTGGCGGTGCTGGCGGTGGATACCCAACTGTTGGCACACAAGGTTCAGATTCTGCTTTTAGTTCAATTCAATCGCTTGGTGGCGGCGCTGGCAATCATGCTGGCACTGTTGCGGCAATGAATGGTGGTTCTGGGGGCGGTACTGGACAAGCGTCTACCCCCGGTTCTGGAACTACTGGTCAAGGTTACGCAGGAGCCACAGGCAACAACACAGCAAATTATCCCGGTGGCGGTGGTGGCGGCGCTGGCGCGGCTGGTTTAGTTTCTCCAAGCAATACACAAGGTGGTAATGGTGGCATAGGTGTTTCTTCTTCTATCAACGGTTCGGCAACTTATCGCGCAGGTGGTGGTGGAGGTGGTGTTCGCGGAGGTAGCGATAGTTCTGGAGGCACTGGGGGCGGAGGCGCTGGTTCAGCCACAACAAACGGTACAAACGGAACTGCAAATACTGGCGGTGGTGGCGGTAGTATGGGTCAAACTGGTGCAGGAGTTGGCGGAACAGGTGGTTCTGGTGTTGTAATTCTTCGCTACCTTGGCTCTCAACGAGGTACAGGCGGAACAGTGACTTCTTCAGGCGGTTACACAATCCACACCTTCACCTCTAGTGGCACATACATTGCTTAAAAGGAAAAGAACATGACATCAATCATCAAAGCAGACAATGGCTCTATCTCTGGCGTAACAGGGATAACATCAACTGCTGACAATAGCGGTACGCTTGAACTTCAAGCAATTAGCCAAGTGGTCACCATGCAGAATGTGACGGGTGCTTTGACCTTTCCTAAAGGCACAACTGCACAGCGCCCTTCAAGTGCCGTGGCTGGCATGATTCGCTATAACACAACATCAAATTCTTTAGAGTATTACAATGGTACTGCTTGGACTGTAGTTGGGGCAACTGCACCATCATCAGTTGAGTATTTGGTCGTTGCTGGTGGTGGAGGCGCGGCTTCTGGTGGTGCTGGTGCTGGTGGTTATAGAACAGCAACTGGATTTGCTGTTGTATCAGGAACGACATACTCAATCACAATTGGTGCTGGTGGAACTGGTGGTGCGTCAAATTCAGGTGGAGGCACAGCAGGAAGCACATCAACATTCTCCACAATCAATGCTTCTGGAGGTGGTAAAGGCGGTACTGACACAGCCAATAATGCTACAACTGGAGGTTCTGGAGGCGGTGGTGGTGCATCAAGTAGCCCATCAAGTGGTGCGGCTGGAAATTCTGGAAGTTACTCTCCTGTTGAGGGTTATGCTGGCGGAGGTAATTCTACATATACTGGTTCTCCATACCCTGCTGGTGGAGGCGGTGGCTCAAGTGCAGTTGGTTCTAATGCTACTGGTAGCAATGCCGCAGGTAATGGTGGTGCTGGTACAAATTGGAATAGCCTTGGAACTTATTACGCAGGTGGTGGTGGTGGCGCTGTATATGGCGGTAGCGGTTCAGGCGGCACAGGTGGCGCTGGAGGCGGTGGTGCTGGGTCAGTAAGTTCAGGTGCTGGTAGCGGCACAGCAGGAACTGTAAATACTGGCGGTGGCGGTGGGGGAGGAAGTTCTAGCGGAACTGGTGGCGCTGGTGGTTCTGGCGTTGTCATTATTCGTTATTCGGATACTTATGCTTCCGCGGCCTCAACAACTGGTTCTCCAGCGATTACAACTTCTGGTGGTTATCGTTATTACACCTTTACCTCTTCTGGTTCAATCACTTTCTAATCTTTTCAAGGAGCAATCAACATGGCACATTTCGCAAAAGTAGTCGACGGCAAGGTTTCTCAAGTCATCGTCGCTGAACCTGAATTCTTCCAAACATTCGTGGACTCAAGCCCCGGTGAGTGGATTCAGACCTCATACAACACTCACGGTGGCGTCCACGCTACTGGCGGTACTCCAATGCGTAAGAACTACGCTGGTATCGGCTTTACCTACGACCGCACTCGTGATGCGTTCATCCCACCTAAGCCATTCGCATCTTGGACTCTTGATGACAATTCTTGCTTGTGGAATGCACCAGTTGCAATGCCTACTGATGGCAAGTCATACAAGTGGGATGAGGCTACAACTGCTTGGGTTGAATTAGAAACACAAGCCGCTTAATAGGGAGAATAGTTCATGGCGATAATTTTAGACGGAACACTTGGCGAGACTTTCCCGTCGTGGACTACGGCAGGACGACCTGCAAGCCCTGTTGTGGGTCAGATGGGGTACAACACCACTACTGGTCTGTTTGATATGTACACAGCCTCTGGCTGGGTTAGTTCATTGACCAACGCATCACAATCAATTCCAAAGAGCGCACTGCCAACTGGCTCTGTGTTGCAGGTGGTTAATGCATTAACTTCTGGCGCTCAAAGTACAACTTCCGCAAGTTATTCGGATACAAATTTATCTGCGACTATTACACCAACTTCTGCAACAAGCAAGATTTTAGTTATTGTTAACCATAACGGATGCGACAAAGAAGGCGGTAACGGGCAAGCACTTACTCAGTTACTAAGAGGAAGCACATTCTTGTCATATTTGGAACAGTATGGTGGTGCGAATGGAACAGGCGATACTCAAAATTTTGGAGGTATTGGTTTGACTTATTTAGATTCCCCCGCAACCACTTCAGCCACTACTTACAAAACTCAATATGCAGTAACTACTGGTAGAGCATATTTACAACAGGCTGGTGGAACATCAAGTATGACACTCATGGAGATTGCGGCATGAACAAACATAGAGCAATATATGAAACACATACTAATGTTGTTTCCATCAATGGTGATAATGCTTTTGATGCAGAGGGCAACGCAGTTGCTTATGACGAGGCGGCAGTCCAAGCCTACATTGACGTTCATGCTTACATAGCCAAACGCCAAGCGGAATATCCTCCTATGACTGACTACTTGGATGGCATAGCCAAAGGTGACCAAGCACAGATTAACAAATACATAGCCGACTGCCAAGCAGTTAAGGCTAAATACCCAAAACCATAAGAGGAAATCATGGAAAAACTACAAATCTCGGCACAACTTCTCAATGCAGTCATTGGCTATCTAGGCACTCGTCCATACCAAGAAGTATTTCAATTGGTAGAGGGTTTGCAAGCAGAGGCTAAGAGCCAACCACAACCTACAGAGGCACAAAATGGCTGAAAAATGGATTCAGAAAGCCATTAAGAATCCCGGTTCTCTTCATAAAGAGTTGGGTGTCCCGGCCGACAAAAAGATTCCCGCCAAGAAACTCAATGCGGCGGCCAAGAAACCCGGCATAGAGGGTAAACGCGCCCGTCTAGCAAAGACGTTAAGAGGCTTCGATTGATAAATGGAGCAATCAGTGGAAACTAGACTCTCAGTTCATGAGGCAGTCTGTGCGGAACGCTATAGAAAGATTGAAGACTCTTTTGAGCGCGTAGAAGGCAGATTTGACGATGGATCTAAGCGCATGGCCAAAATTGAATACCTCTTGTATGGGTTAATTATTGCTGTGTTGCTTGGCCCGGGCGTTGCCGCTGAATTCATCAAAAAGATTTTTGGCTTGTAATGATTGACCCCATCTCGGCTTTTGCAATGGCTCAGGCCGCAATTGCCGGGGTTCGTAAGTGTGTTGATCTTTACAAAGAGGCAAAATCCGTTGCGGCTGATGTTAGTGAAATCACAGCGGATGTAACAGAACATATAAGTTCTTTTCTTGAGGCTAAAGAAAGTCTTGAAATAGCGACTGAAGAGGCGAAGAAAAAGCCTCCGCCTAAGGGTTACAGCCTTAATAAAGTTGCTTTTGACAACATCATTCGTGTTCGTCAATTGCAAGAGCAGGAAAGAGAATTGCGTGAGTTTTTGATTTATCAGACTCCGGGCTGGGGCGGAATTTGGAGTGAGTTTGAGGTAGAGAGAGCAAGGCTCAGGAAGGAGCGGGAGGCCGCAGAGCAAGAGGCAAAAAAGCCGCTAGGTTGGCGTCTTATAAAAGGCGACAACTTATTGAGAAGTATCAGGTTCGAGTTCTTGTGTTGGTTGCGGTTTTCATTTGGGTCGTTGAGTTTATTGGTTTGATGTATTGGGTTCACAATGATTATCAGTCAAGCAAATATCATTTGGAGAGTAAGTAAATGAGTTGGTTAGAACAAGTTGCTCCGACAATTGCTACAGCCCTTGGCGGGCCTTTGGCTGGACTTGCCGTTGAGGCTGTTTCAAAGGCTCTAGGTGTTTCCACTGATGATGCAAAACAATTGATGGACGACGGCAAGATGAATGCAGACCAGATCGCTCAGGTCAAAGTTGCTGAAATCGAGTTGCAAAAGCAGGCTCAGGCTCTTGGATTAAATTTTGAACAATTGGCGGTGGATGATCGTAAGAGTGCTAGAGAGATGCAAACCACTACTCAGAGCCTTATTCCTCCTTTGCTTAGTATCCTCGTCACTGCTGGGTTTTTTGGTATTTTGGCTTATCTTATGGTGCGTCCTGCTGATACTGGAAACACGCCCTTAATGATTATGCTTGGCTCATTAGGCACTGCTTGGACAGGAATCATTGCTTTTTACTTTGGTTCTTCTGCTGGTAGCCAGAAGAAGGATCAGATGCTTTTTAATTCTTCACCAACAAAATGAATAAAGATAAATTAGCCACGGTAGTAACTTTAATTGCTTCATTTTCTTTATGCGTTACTGTTTTATCAATGGTGGGCGTTTTTATGTTTGGGTTTTTTGATCCCAAAGTTGATAACAACAAATTGTTTGAAATAGTAGGGCCTGCTTTTCAAACCATTATTGGTGGTTTTATTGGATTGATCACAGGCATAAAAATAGGAACTGACCAATGATTAACTCAAGAAGTCTTGATGATTTGATTCCTCAAGCAAAAGAGCGCGTTGAGAAGTTCATTGCCCTTTGCAAGGAGAATGGCATTGATTTACTGGTTACGTCTACTTATCGAGATATGGAGTCGCAGACTGCGCTCTATAACCAAGGACGCACGACAGAAGGAAAGATTGTTACGAACGCTCACGCTGGTGAGTCTTTTCATAATTATCGTTGCGCAGTGGATGTTGTGCCTTTGGTCAACGGAAAGCCAGAGTGGGATGGTTCTGACCCCATATGGGCTAAGGTAGGTGCTTTAGGCAAGCAAGCCGGGCTTGAATGGGCCGGAGAATGGCATTCATTCAAAGAATTGGCCCATTTTCAGTACACAGGCGGCTTAACGATAGCGCAATTAAAGGCTGGAAACGCTATTGCTTAGTAGACTAAAAGGGTGTAGCAAACTAAAATGATGAGATAGAAAAAGGATTTTGTGATGACTACAGCCGTTGTGATGACTTATGACTCTTTAGTCAACAATATTCAGATTTATCTGGAGCGCACAGACGCCACCACTATCCAATACATCCCCACCTTCATCATGCTTGCGGAGCAGTGTATTGCCTCCGAAATCAAGTTCTTGGGTAACTTGACGGTAGCAGAAAGCACCATGACCGCCAACAATGCGGTGATTCCAAAACCGGCAAGATGGCACAAAACCACGTCTATGAACGTGACTTTAAGCGGCTCCAAACAGCCCGTATTGCTCAGAACCTACGAATACCTTCGCTCTTATGCTCCGGACGCCTCAGCGACCGATGTACCCCTCTACTACGCAGATTACGACTACAACAACTGGCTGGTTGCCCCAACACCGGCCCAAAACTATGCGTTTGAGGTGATCTACTATGAGCGTGTTCAGCCTTTAGATACCACAAACCAAACCAACTGGTTCACGATATATGCCCCTCAGGCGCTGTTATACGGCTCTCTGTTGCAGGCTATGCCCTACCTCAAAAACGACGACCGTGTCCCAATGTGGCAGGCTCAATACAACAACATCATCAATACGCTGAAGGCTGAAAACACTCAACGTATCGGTGATCGCCAAGCAACGGTACTTGACACATGAGTTATACCAGCCCATTTACTGGCGACGTCATTCAACCAACAGACGTCAGTTATGCCAATTACAACCTCACAGCCAACCTCCAGTTGCAGTGGCCGTCCAACACCAATGGGTTGCAGAACCCTGCGGCGCGGATCATGGACGTCTACCAAAACGCATCGTGGACTCTTTCGATGCCGGACGCCACGCAAGTGTCTGTTGGCCAAGATGCACTCATTCGCAATACCAGCGGAGCATCAGTCAATGTTCTAGCCTACGGCGGTAGCGTCATCTGTACTGTAGATGCTGGGAAATCACAGTACATCTACCTGACAAACAACACCACCACAGGCGGTGGTTGGGGCATCATTGCTTTTGGTTCTACAACCTCTACAGCCAACGCCTCAGCCCTTGCAGGTTTGGGTCTGGTTGCGATTACCACTACTCTCAATCAAAGCCACCCGGTGGAATCGTTTTCTAATGGCTACACCTTTACTGCAAGCGACCGCGCCCAAGTGGCTGAATGGAATAGCGGTGCAGGTGATGCTTATTTGCCTTTGGCATCAACCCTTGGAAACAACTGGTTTACGATCTTCAAAAACAACGGGTCTGGCACGCTGACAATCAATTGTTCTGGCTCAAATACGATTGATCAATTAACGACTAAGTCATTCAACCCCAATGAGTCTGCCTTCATCATGTGTGATGGTACAAACTATGTAACAGTGGGCTACGGAACTAGTTCGGTATTTTTTTTTACCGCTTTGGTAAAGCCTGTTACCGCCGGAACGTACTACCTGACAACCTACGAGATTGCGTCAATCATTCAAGAATACGTGGGTTCATTGACTGCCAACGTCACTGTGGTTTACCCGCAAGTCGTTAACCTTTACGTCATTTCAAACCAAACCACAGACAACGGCCACACATTGACGGTGACCACGGGTGTATCTGGTTCAGCCTCAGCCATCATTCCTCCCGGCCAGCAAGCGACTTTGGTTTGCGATGGAACCAACTTCTTTAACGCCAACACAGTGCAGGCCGGTGCGACATCGTTGAACTTGGTTAACGGCACGGTATCAACTCCTGCGATTAACTTTGCGGCCGAGACCAATACAGGTATCTGGCGTTCAGGTGTAGGTGAATTTGATATATCCATTTTGGGTACAAACCGTTTTGCTTTAACCTCAACCGGTTTGACAATCCAAGGCATTGGTAACTTTATAAATGGTATTTCAGGGGGTACTTTTTAATGACCGCAAAAGTCTTTGCCTTTGATACCCAGCCGGGCGTACAGCGTGACGGCACAACATTTGACAAGAACTTCTACAACGATGGCCGCTGGGTTCGGTTTCAGCGTGGTCGCCCCCGTAAGATTCTTGGTTATCGCGAGATCATCAACAACCTAGCAGGCCCTTCTCGCGGCATCTACGTTAACCCTCAAGCGGCATTCAGTTACGTCTACAGCGGCTATTCTGATGGCTTACAAGCCCTTCCTATTGACAACAACGGAGTTGGATCGTCTTTAGTAGATTGGACTCTTACAGGGTTTACACCTAGCGTAAGTAACTTGTGGCAGTTTGATTCGTTGTTTGATGCAACCGGAACAGGTCGAGAAACTTTGCTGGCTCACCCCGGACAAAACCTTGCGGACATCAACAACGTCATCAACACTTATGTTTTGGGTGGCGATATAACAGGCTCCAGCGCGTCTCCTATTGGTGTTTTTACAGCAGTTGGAACTTTTGCCAGTGGGGCCACAACAATCACCTTGCCAACTTCAAATATCTATATTGGGGCTGGCCAAACCGTCTCTGGCGCCGGAATACAAGCCGGCACAACGGTTATTTCAATTGTTGGTACAACCGTCACCATTTCATTACCAACGACCGCAATTGGCACAAGTGTTACGCTGACCTTTGACAATCAAATTAAAGTATCTGGCGGTGTGGTTGTTTTGCACCCTTACGTTTTTGTGTATGGCAACAATGGCTTGATCAAGAATTGTGCGGCCGGCGATACAAAAAATTGGATCTCTGCTGACTCAAACGAAACCAACGTAGCGTCCACCAAGATTGTTCAGGGTTTACCAGTACGCGGTGGATCTAACGCTCCATCTGGCTTGTTTTGGTCTTTGGATTCTTTGATTCGTGTTTCCTATACCCCAACGACCGTAACAGTTGGCGGCGTAGCCAACACGTTCTATTGGCGTTATGACATCATCTCAAGCCAGACATCTATCATGTCATCTCAGTGCGTGATTGAGTATGACGGTATTTATTACTGGATTGGCGTTGACCGATTCATGCTCTACAACGGCGTTGTTAAGGAAATCCCTAACAACATGAACCAAAACTACTTTTTTGATAATTTGAATTATGCGGCACGTGAAAAGGTCTATGCGACCAAAGTCCCTCGCTACGGTGAAGTCTGGTGGTTCTATCCACGAGGAACTTCAACTGAGTGCAATGACGCCATCATCTACAACATCCGAGAAAACTGCTGGTATGACGCCGGAACAGCGCTTGGCGCTCGTCGCTCTGCTGGCTACTTCTCACAAGTATTTCACTACCCCGTCAATGCCGCATGGGAACCAAATGGCACAGGCGGCGTTAATGCAGTAACCATCAGCAACCAAGGCTCTGGCTATACCAATGGCTCGTATCCTCTGACGCCTTTGACTGGTGGCACAGGGGCCGGCGCTTATGCTGACATTACGGTATCCGGCAACAAGGTTACCGTTTGCGTGATAAGTCTGCGTGGTTTGGGTTATACGGTTGGAGACTTCTTGTCGGCCACCCTACCCGGCGGATCTGGCTTTGTTTTGACGGTCAACTCGACCATGACGTTTGTATCTCTATACCAGCATGAAATTGGCGTTGATGCCATCAAAATTGGTTCAGTACAAGCGATTGAATCTTATTTTGAGACCAATGACCTTGGATGGGTCTCTGGCGGCCCTTCTCAAACTTCTCCGGTAGGAGATAACCGCTGGCTCAGAATTGAGCGCCTAGAGCCTGATTTTGTGCAGAACGGCCCTATGGATTGCTACATAACTGGTCGTCCTTTTGCTCAATCCACAGATTCAACGACTGGGCCATATACATTTTATCCAGACACCAATAAGATCGACATGAAAGAGCAACGTCGTGAGTTGCGCGTGAAGTTCGTCTCAAACGTGCAAGGTGGTAATTATCAAGTGGGTCGCATCCTCATCGATGGCGACTATGGTGACGTGCGTGGCTATTAACACCGCACCCCTTGTTGATCCCCGCTTTATGGAGTTTCCAGAGTGGGCATCACGAATGTGTGAGCAGTTTGCTACCCAGCAGTTGGAAATCCCTGACGAAAGAACCGACTGGAAAAATTGGGCTACTGGCTTGATTGCTATAGACTTGTTTGTAAATGAAGGAATCCCTGACCCATCGATTTTTGATAAATGGCAAGAATGGGCAGAGGTTTTGGTTCTAACAGTCAACCTAAGGCAACCGCAAACATGATAAATTTTATTGACCTATTTAACTTGGTGGCCAAAGTGGCGCGCCCATTGCATTTCACAGGTGGTAACGAGGCTACTTCCATGGAAGACAAGTTTGAAGACTTAGGCATTGATAGTTTGGATGGTCTGGTGATGATGATGTATATGTGTGAGATATACGGAATTCCTGATGATGATGAATCAAAATCATGGGCGCCAAAAACTGTTCAAGAAATATATGACTTATTGATGGGCAGAAAAACAAAAGAGCCTGAGTCTCTTGAGCAAGTTGCCGAGGCAATCAAATGAAGATGTATTTAACCCATTACCGAACTGCCTCTACGACGGACGTTGAATTATTTGACGACGTCGTATATCCGCAAAAGGTACATTGGTTCCCAGACACATACGCTAGAGCGAAATCTGGGCTTTTTTATGTCCCTCATAAATTGGCCGAAAAAGTCCTAGACCCAGAGTTATGTAAGTATTTGCGAGAGCATCCTGTCAACAAAACAGCATTCATTTTGGCTGGTGGTAACGCTCATTTTGCTGGAATTGGCCCACGTCATTACGATAACCGCTTGTCCTATGTCTATAAGTTCATGCCATTTAGCCTGACTCAAGTCTACGCTGGCCGGACGGCTCAATCTTTTGGCGAGATGGATCTGGTGCAAACCGATGCCTCTGCTTGCGCATCTAGCCTAAAAGTCATGATGGATGTACAGAACCTGATGCAGTTTTATGAGTTTGACCGGGTAATCGTGTTGACGGTAGAGGATGGCGTCACAAATGCAGTTTTAGAGTTTTTTGGCGAGGCCAAGGCTGTTTTGACAGAAAAGCAAGAGCAAGAAGGCATAAAGCCATCCGCTTTCGATTCGAAGAACTTTGGGTTCCGAATCGGTCAAGGGGCCGCCTTGGCTGTGTTTGAAAATGCGTGGGCAGTAGAAAAGCAAGGATTGACCCCTCACGCTGAGTTATTAGGGGCCTACAGCGCCTCTGAGGCGTCCACCAACGCAATTGGTCAGTGTGAAGATGGGCAAGGCTTTAAAAAGGCCATATTAGGTGCTTTAAAGTATTCCCAAACATTCGCTCGTGAGATTAAAATAGTAAAAGCGCACGGGACAGGAACGGCCTCTAATAACATCGCGGAATCCACTGCGCTCAATTCCATATTGCCAGAGTTTGTGGCCACATCTTATAAGCAAAAGATCGGCCACACCATGGGCAGTAGCGGATTGCTCGAAACATTGTTGTTGATAGAAGACCTGAAAAGGGGCTATGTGCCAGCGATTGAGAACCGAACTGAAAGCGATTCGGTATACCTTTCGGAATCAGTGCCAAAGCCTGACGGGTCTATTTTGAGTTTAGCGGCGGGGATGGGAAACATCTACTCGGCCGCAATCTTTAAGGGGCTGTAAATGGTGCAAGTCGTCGATAGTACACAAAAAAAGTTGTCCAGCAAGGAGATTATCCATATCGCCGCTGAGAACACTAAGGCGAACCGCCCCCTCAATGAAATTGAAAATATGCTCAAGATTGAATTTGCTATGGCAAAGACATGGCGTATGCAAGAGGGCAACACAATTTTCATCATTCACCGCACCAAAGTTCCGGGTCGAGGTTTTTTTAGATCGTTAAATGCTGATTCTCCTCGTATGTTCTTAGCGAACAGCCAAGTCTTCATGAAAGCCGCATATGACGTTGGCTTTGACGTTGTCACTACACAATTTGAGGATCCGACCATCCTTAATATTTTTAAGTTAATTGCCCGGGGAAAACCTGCTGGCATGGGTTATGTTGCTCAGAGTTGTAAGGGCGGTGGCTATCAAGTTACTTTGAGACTAGGCCCAGATCGTAATGGAGATAAATAATGGGTGCAGTCGTTGAAACCGTTTTAGAAGTAGCCGCTATTGCGGCTGTTGCCGTTTTTGCTCCTGAAATTTTGCCAGCACTTGGTGAGATAGCGCCTGAAATTGGGGCGACTATTGTTGACGGAGCAGGAGAAGTTGTTGCAAGTGATTTGGCAACTTCTACCGTTGTTATGGATACGGTGGCAACAGATCCAATCATTGTTGCTACTGCTGATGCGGCGCCTGAAACACTTACCACCATGGCCGACGCGGCCACAACTACCTCAACGACTACGGCCGCAACCACTACCGCTGATGTTGGTTTGACCGTACCGGAGACTACTACTGCTGTTGAGCAAGGCACAAGCACTTTGGCCGCTACTGGTGACAATGTTGCAGTTGCAAGCACCCAGCAGGCTACAGCCTCAACCGTTATTGAGGGCGGCGGAACCGTAGAACAAGCCTCAGATGCTGTCCAAATTGTGAATCAAGGCGGAACAGTTACTGAGGCTACTACAGCCGCCACAAACGGCGCTGTAACCCCTAATGCGGTGACTGAAGTTGCTAACACTGGCACGAACTCTTTTGCTCAAGGTTTCCAAGATTTATCAAAATCTGCAAACGAATTCATGAAGGGTTTGGGAGACACAATTCTTCCGGGACAAGATCCAATGGTTCAAAAGTTTGTGGCCCAAACGGCTGTAAATTCAGCAACCAATGGTGGTGACTTTGAAAAAGCATTGACCAATTCTGTGATCGGTTTAGGTACTGGTAGTTTGGGTGGCGAAATTGCCTCAGAGACTGGCTCTCAATTGGCTGGACAAGTTGGCGCAAATGCCGCACGTCAATTGGTAACGACTGGCAACATCAATGCTGAAGGTCTTGCTACTGGCGCCGCTGGTAGTTTGATTGGTAATGAAGTTGCTGGAGATACTGGTTCTCAGTTGGCTGGTAAAGCCGCATCTACTGTTACATCAAGCCTTTTGTCTGGCAAAGATCCATCCGCCGCATTGTTGAACCTCGGTGCAAGTACATTGATCAATGGCGCAGTTAACGAGGTCAAAGACTTTACCTCTAGCCTTGGCAAAACTGATGACACTCAAGGTAATACAGACACTGGTCAAAAAATCGATTCAACAACTGGGTTACCTACAAGCGTTTCAGATTTATCAAATACTGAAACACCAACTCCAGATACTGGTTTGACTCCTAAAGGTGGACTGTCAACAGTATCAAATGCAGACAATATCAACGAAACTGATTTGTCTAAGGCTGGTATTTCTGGCCAACAAACATCAAATATTGACACTTCAACTGATATTGGCGCTATCAACCGCGCGGCTCAAAATACTGACAATTCTGTTGCACAAAACACTGGCGAAGAAACTCCAACTCCATCTGGGTTGACCGCCGCAAACGTACAGACTCAGACATCTTTGAACGGCGAGCAACCAAAACCTGAAGACGCTACATCAAGCCTATTACCGAAAAACATCAACCCATTTAGTCCTTTAGGTATTGCTGGGGCCGCAGGTTCTGCTTTGGCTACAAATGCCATCAAAGGCGCAATTACTGGTAATACCGCAAAGCCAACATCTGGATTGAATGCAGTTAAACCCATAGCGCAAGCACCAGCAAGTCGATTGAGTTTAGATCAGTTGCAACAACTAATGACGCCCAACACTCAAGCGGCTACACCTGTCGCTCGCGTTGCGACAAAGCCAGCGCCTTTTGTGCCGCCCAAAAAAGTTGATGTCAGTACCCTAACGCCTATCAACAATATTTCTGGGTTAATGGCTTTGTTAACACACAAAAAGAATGGATAAGACATGGCAATTCTAGTTAAGCGAACCGCTAAAAATCCAATCCCAGAATTCAAAGGTATCAACGATTTGGGTACTGCTGGAATGACAGCACGCCCCGGAACAATTGCTCCAAATGGATCAATTTCTGATGCTGGTGTTAATAGTGCGCCAGTGACTTCTGTGGTTGCTCCTGACGTTGTAAACACCCCAACAACTGGTACAGGAATGCCTGTTGGTACAGGAATGCCTGTTGGTACAGGTACTGTTGCAAGGCCAACTTTGCCAACTTTGCCAACTACACCAGCAAAAATTCCTACAACTGTAACTCCAAAAGTTACAACACCAACAGTCAAGCCACCAAGCACAATTACATCTGTAATTAAGCCAACTACTACAGTTACTCCCAAAGTAACCAATACAACACCTGCGGGAACAATTACCACACCTACGTCAGCAACAAAGGTGACACCGTCTATTACAAACACTACAAAAACTGGAACAAGTTCAGTTTTGAATTCATTGTTGCCTGCTATTGGTGGCGCAGTTGCTGGAAGTTTGATAAACAAAAATACGGGAAAATCAATCACTGATTTGCTCGGTTTGACTAGCCCAAAAACAACGACTACTACACCTTCCGGAACAAAAACAACTACAAGTGGGCTTCCCATTTCAGGAACAAAAACAGCGACCGGTGATACCAAATTAACTGATGCTCAAGTGCAAGCAGAACTGGATAAAGCCGGCAAAAATACGTATGGGCCGCCATCTGATGCTGTTTCTAATGGTGATGGCACGTACTACAACATTGACTCAAATGGAGTCAAGACAACCTATGACAAAGATGGCGCTGTCATTGGAATGGAAATGGGAACTTCTGATGAGTTGAGCGCTTGGGCTAAATTAAATAACACAACGATTGACACCACAAAAATGGGTGACAACGGTGTTATGACAGGACAAGTTTATACGCCTGATGGAACACTAACTCCAAAAGGAGGAGTAACCCCAGCAAATATTGCAGACAACTCTAGTTCGTCAACCATGACCGATCTTGGAGAAGGTTTCAAACAAGACGCCGCAGGAAATGTTTATGACTCAACAGGCACGCTAGTTGCCACCATGAATGGTGATGGAACTTATGCATTGACCAGCAGTCAAGATACTTCTGGCAATACTGATTTGGGTGGTGGCTACTACCAAGATCCAAAAGGCGACATTTATTCTTCAGATGGCACTTTGTACGCGTCTTTGGGTAATGATGGAAACTATGCTTTAGTTGGTGATCAATCCCAGCAAGGTTCTGATAATACGCAAACTGCTGATAATGGTGGTTATACGCAAGATGCCGCCGGTAACTGGTATGCGCCAAATGGAAAACTTTATGCCGCCGTTAGCCCTGATGGTTCTTACACTCTTGTTGGTGACACCACATCAACTGACAACACTGGTGTAGACAATACAAATATAGACAATACTGTAATTGCAGACAACACAAATTCTTCTGATAACTCAGGGGATAACGGTGGTGACATAAGCGTAAAACAAGGCGGGCTAATAACTATGATGAAAAAAGGCGGCGGCGTACGCGGATATGCTGGTGGCGGAACTATTATTGACTCGGTTGATAATGGTGATGGTACTTATACGGCTTATTATGATGACGGCACATCCACAATCTTAGATAATCCAAACGCTACCGTCTATAACCCTGATGGTACAAACAGCACACTGTCCAACCAACAACAAAACTTGTTGGATGCTGGCTATCAAATGAACTCTGATGGCACATGGACTTATACAGACCCAACTAGTGGAACTCAAGTTAATGTTGACTCAAACGGTCAATATCTCAGCACAACACCCGGCACTAGCATCACAAACACCGGCAATACAAAAAGCCCATTGGTTACCCCTAAGGTAACTACAACTGGCGGTTCTGGAAATCAAGATACAGGTTTAGGTTCGATCACCGATATGCTCAAGAGCGGCGGTGTGCAAGGCGCATTGCTGGGTACATTGATTGGTCAGTTGATGGGTTCAAACTCAAGCCCAGTAGCAACTAACCAAGGCGTCGATATGTCGCAAGTTGGCGTGATCAATCCACGCACAACTAGTTTTGGTATTGGCTCACCTAATGTTGTGACCGCTGATCAGTACACAAACCCAGTAAGCACTGGCAACGATATTTATGAAGGCACAGACCTGTATCACAACCTGAATGCGCCGGGTTATAACCCTGTGAATCCTCCTGCTGATACAACTCCCGCTCCGGTTTCTAAGGCTGGCGGTGGTTTAGCCACGACTCACTACACCTACGGGAAAGCAGTTGACCCCGCTCAAATCATGAACGGCAATCCGAACGGCATGAAACGCGGCGGCCTGACTCATCCTGAATCTGGTGTTCCTGTGGTTCAAGGTCGTCATGACTATCGTCAAGGCTCTGCTGTTCGTGGCCCCGGAACTGGCCAATCTGATGACATCCCGGCTATGCTCGCTGATGGTGAATATGTGATTGATGCCGAGTTGGTTTCAATGCTTGGTGATGGTTCTAATAAGGCTGGCGCTGAGAAGTTGGATCAATTTAGAGAGGCTGTCCGCAAGCACAAGCGCGCAACTCCTCTGCACAAAATCCCGCCTCCTGCAAAGTCCCCTTTGGCGTACATGAAAGGAATTAAATAATGTCTGACTTATTTCAAGGCGACGCACTACCGTCAGTAACCCAGACGGTACAACAGCAAACCACTGCGCCAGAGTTTTATACCAATTACCTCCAAGACGTTGCAAACCTTGGCCAGAACGCCGTCAATCAAGGTGGTGTTGCTGGCCCTTCTGCTTTGCAACAACAAGCCTACAACATGGCTCCGAACGTCGCGTTTGCGGGTTCTGGATCCATGGGTGCTGGCTCTCAATTGCTAGGTGAGGCAGGAACTACAACTGTCCCTGACGTTATCGGCGACTACATGAACCCATATACGGGTGCTGTGGTCAATGAGATGGGGCGTCTACAACAGCAAAACATCCAGCAAAACGTGTTGCCTAATTTGGCGGCCGCTGGTGTTTCGTCTGGTTCGTTCGGTTCTCAGCGTGGCATGAATGCCGCTGGCCAGACTATGGCCAATATGCAGGCTAACTTGACCGGGCAACAGGCAGGCGCTTTGCAAACCGGTTACCAGAACGCATCTAACGCCGCTCAGACCGATTTATCTCGTGCTTTGCAGGCTGGTCAATCCTTTGGCAATTTGGGCGCGCAACAACAATCTCTGGGCCTTGGTGGCCTCAATGAATTGTCTACTTTAGGCGGACAACAGCAAGCCACTCAGCAAAACATTCTGAACTACCCAATGACTCAAGCGCAGAACTTCTCTCGCCTGATGTCTGGCTATCAAATCCCAACCGGCGGTACAACTCAAACCACTGGCCCAATGCCCGGCGCATACTCAAATAGCCCGCTGTCTCAGATCGCTGGTCTAGGTTCTTTGCTTGCGGCTTTGTATGGCACGCCACAGCCGCCAAAGCAAAAAGACGGCGGCTCGGTTGGCTACGCCGATGGTGGCGAAGTTGGAGACCAGCAAGTAGATATGGCCGATGGCGGCCCAACAGGTATCCCTGCTTATCATGATGGGCAAGGGAATATGTACGACCACAACGGATATTTGGTGACCTAATATGGCAAGCCCACTACAACAAGCCGCTGGCGTCGTCGCTGGTGCATCTTCCGCTCAACCTTCTGCCCAACCTAATCCGGCGGCTGAGGCTGATCAGGAAGAGGCGCATCAACTTGACGTACCCCGTATTACGGACAAGTCACCGTTTGAGGATCTGCAACTCACTCGCTCTAAGTTGGATAAAAAAATCCAAGAGATGCAAGATGCGTTGGACTATCGAAAGAACATTCCATTCGATCCAATGATGATGCAGGTTGCGGCTGGTTTCCTAAAGCCAACCAAAACCGGATCGTTTGGCGAATCGCTTGGTAGTGCCGCTGAAAATGCAACCGCTCAAGCCGAGCGTGACTGGGTGCGCCAACAGGAAATCAACAAACAAAAATTGGCGCTGACTCAATCACAGTTGACGTTGAAACAACAAATGGCCGGTAATGATTTGATGATGCGTACCATGGGCGGCGCCCCGAGTGCGACTACATTGAATAATCAAGCGCCAACACCGGGCGGTGAACAAAACCCTGCCGCCAAATTGCAAGCGGCTACAAGTCCAAACGTGCCTGTAACAGAAGACATCATTGCCATTGCAAAACTGACAGGTGACGCAGACACATTGAAATTTTTTGAAAATAAACGTCAACGTGAATTAGAAGAGCGCAAGATTGCCTCAGGTGAATATGGTTTGAAACTTGAGCCATATTTGTTAAATAGAACTCTTGAAGGGGTGTCTGTTGCGGATCGCCAAAAGTACGAAGTAGCGCGCGCTCAGTTTGCTAAAGATAAAGACGTCAACAAACTCATGGCTTTCTATGACGAAATGGGTTGGTTGCAAAATGAGTCTCGTCCAAACGGCGGTAAGGGCGGCTATAAGTTGCCTCCTAGCCAAGAAGAGAAGGCCGCTGAAGCAGAGCGCATGAAGTCAGAATCTGGCGAAGTCGGCAAGAAGAGCGGTGAGATGATCACCAATATGCAAGATACCGCAGGTCAAGCACAAGACGTAAAGAACCTTGCGCGTGAGGCATCCGGTATTGCTCGTGCCGCACCAAACGCATTCAAGTTGCTGGCCAACAAAGACAGCGACGTACGTTCATGGTTTGACGGCGTGATGGCGTCTGTGAAGTCTGGCGTGCAAACACCTTGGGGATCATTCAGCATTCCTGTGGACATTGCTCAAAAGGCTGGCCTATCAGATACAGAAATCCAAGCCCTGCAAAAGTTTGCGCAGATTGAGGCTCAATTTACATTGTTCAACCGTCGCACATGGCTCAAAGGTCAGGGCGCAATTTCTAATGGTGAATCAAGCGTTGCATCATTGTTAGGCCCACAATCATTTGATCGTCCTGAAGTTATTGAAATGAAGGCTCAAGCACTTGAATTGAAGGCTGACTTTGATGAGCGCGCCTACAAAGCCTATGAAGACTGGAAAGATGCAAACCCATCCAAGGGTTACGGCAAATTTTTGATCTCTGATGATTTCAAAACAGTGAAAGATGACTACGTCTCTAAGTTGGAACGCATGAACAAAGCCAATGCGGCTTACTTTAAGGCTGGCTCTAATCCAGATGCAAACGCACCTAAGACTGAGGCGCCTAAGACTGAACCAAAGAAAGAGGCTCCAAAGACTGAGACCCCTGCGGCTGTGCCTACAGTTTCAGGCAAAGAAGATCCAAACTACAAAAGCCTAAAAAAAGGTAAGCAGTTTATTTTTCAGGGCAAAACATACACCAAGACTGAGGATTAAGGATGGGATGGCTTGATGCACCTGCGAAAGAACAGCCGACCAATCCTTACCCCTATTTGGATTTGTCGGGTGTTAGTGGCAAGACTCTGGAAGAAAAAATCCAGCGTCTTCAAATGCACAACACTGACGTTCTCAATGCCGTCAATCAAGCCGGCGCGGATTACTATGCTCGTACCAAAAAGCCTTTGCCACTTACCAGCGGCGCACGTACGTGGGATGAGCAAAACGATTTGTATCAGCGTTCTCTCAAAGGTGAGAAGGGCATCTATATGCCGACCAATCCAGAGGGAAAGCCAAAAGATTATGTATTCCATCGGGAGGCTTTTGACATCCCATCCGGGGTTGCTGACGAGGAGTTGAAGGCATATGGCCTGCACCGTCCTCTGGGCGCGAAAGACCCTGTTCACGTTACCCTAAGGACACCTATGGAAAAAGAAGATACCTCATGGCTCAGTAGCCCGGTTGAAGATAAAAAAGAGGCTCCTGCTGATGAATGGAAACCTGTTGCTGAAACATTGCTCGAGCAAGGCAAAGTCCCCGGAACAGTTAAAGACGACAATGGCGCACCCAAACCAACAACTAGGTCTCACTCTGGCGAAGGCGCGCTTTATGGCACAGGAATTGGCTTGGCTAAGGGTGTAGCAGAAAAAATTGTTGGCGCACCAGAGGCCCCTAAAGGGCCAAACGCAATTGCCGCCCAAGAAAAACTCAATGCCGCTCGTGATCGATTGGCGCTTGCTCAAGAAAATTTGCAAAACGCTCATAGTTCTGGCGCAAGTGTTGCCGACCTTGAGGCAGAGTTCCAAGCAAGCAAAAGCAATTTGAGATATTACGAGGCTGAGTTGGAAGAGGCTAAAAAAGCGTTGTCTCCTCCAAAGTCTGTGAGCGGCGCAGTAGAGACAGCGGAGGAAATTGCCTCCCGTACAAAGCCCGGCGCATCAGGTGCGTCCAATTGGGTTCGTGCTATGGGCGAAGAGATCCCAGACGTCATTGCTAATCAAGCCGAGAATATGCGCAAGGACAACCCTAAAGGTGGCCAAGCGTTGATCGACGAGTACAACGCGGCTCGCGCTAAGACCCCCGGCTTTGAAGTTGCCAAGACTCCCGGCGGAGTTGAGTTGGCTCTGCCTTCTGAGAATGCCGCAAAAATGAATGCTGAGTTGGCAGAAAAACAAGCGCAAAGTGCAGAGCAAGCGCGGCAAGCGCAACTGGCGGCTCAAAAACAAGCAGAGTTTGACCGTCAAGTGGCTGAAATGAGGCTTAAACAAGCCAGAGAGGCCAAGCGAACTGCTGGGGAGGCCGTTGGCCAATCCAAGACCGATATGGTCACCCGACAAAAAGAGTTAGCAAGGCTTGAGGCTGAGGCGCAGAAGGCAGGTAATGCCCATACATTGGCTCAAAGTGCCGCACAACGCGCTACAGACGTCGAACCAAGCATGGTGGGTAAGTTGGGCTACAAAATCGCTCAGTCGCCTATTTTGGCCAATACGCTAGGTGGTCTAGGTACAGGTCTTTCAGTTGCTGAGGCAATAGATCGCTATCAAAAAGGAGACACGACAGGGGTAGTTCTTGCAACGCTAGAGGCCGCGTTTGGAGGTATGTCTATGCTACCCCCTGTCACACCTGTTACGGCCGCTTTGAAGGGCGTAGGAGTCCTTGGCGGTTTGGGGATGATTCCAGTTCAGATGGCCAGAGATAAATTCTTCCCATATCAGCCACCCAAAAAGGCGCAATAATTTCACGTGAGGAGCAGTTGCCACTATCCTCTTTAGCCCCCCTAACCGGGGGCTTTTTTTATGCGTTTCCTGCTGTGTGACACAACAGAAGATGGGTGTGAAGATACCTTTGATCAGACTCCTCCACACCCTTGTCGTAGCCGTTTTGATAGGCCGTGGTGATGATCTTTGCAAAGCAGGCAATATCGGCTCGATTACCGGCATCAAACGCTCGTGAGAACGTCTCAATGGACGGCATATCGACCTTCAGGTCACCCTTGTCATCGACTGCAAAAAAAGACATCGCCATGGTACTCTCCTTAGGCTGGACGTTGATTTTCTAAAGCATTACCAACTGCGCTGTTCATCTCTTTAACGATGGCAACGCAACGGGCGTGTTCTATACGAGCATATTCCACCGCAACGACTGACTCAATATTGTGGGCGAACTGGACAACGTCCACCTCGTCTGCAATAAGAGGATCCTTGCGTGGTTTATCGCTTTGGAAAAAGATTTGTTTGACCATTTCTTCGCTTAACATTTTTCTCTCACTTGTGGTTGTTTTTGATTTGCCAATATCTGAGCAGATGCAAAAACATCGCCCAACCTTGTTGGAGGTCTTCCTCCGTCCATTCGCGGATCGTCACCAAGCCGGGAACATTCCGAGATACGAACACGTTTGCACAGCGGGCTGTGGGTATCCCTAAACCAATGCGGTAAGCCGAGAGTTGCATCAGATGCTCGTCATATGCGCCCACCTTATCCGGATCTGTGAATTCTTTTGATTTGATGTCCACTACAGCGATAGGGCAGAACAAGTCCACCTTACCGCCAAAGCCCTCGTTGTGGCCAAACGCACGCTCACTCACCCATTCTTGCTTGCCAAAGTGGTGATCGATTGCCTCAATGGTTGCCTTGACGTGTTCAATGTGTTTGCCGTCTGGCTTGCCTTCGTAGTGGCCCTGAATCGATGTGTGAATGTCAGTACCGGCATTCGCGGCGGCT